ATGAAGTCTTCATGGGCTAAAGAATACCTTGGCGCAAAAGGATCAATCAAAGAACGAGAAGCATGGGCTGATTATAAATTGCAGGATTTAATAATGCAATATAAAATTAGCGAAGCATTAGTGAAGAGCAAACGAGAACGCCTTCATTCGTTACGCACAAGCATTGATGCCCTACGCACGCTAGCCGCTAATGTCCGTGCACAGACAATGCCATAACCTAAGGAGAAATTATGGATTATCAAGTTGACGCATCACTAACTAATTTGCTAGTTGATATAGAAAAACTAATCCCATTACCAAATAACCCTCGCAAGGGAAACTTAGACGCAATCATTGCTTCGTATAGGGAATTTGGTCAACTAAAGCCAATTGTTGTTCGCCCGAATGAGGACGGAACAATGACGGTTATTGCTGGTAATCACCAGTTTCAAGCCGCTCAAAAACTAGGTTGGACGCATATTGCTGCCGTGCAATACGAGGTAGACGATAATAGGGCTATTGCTTTTGCACTTGCCGACAACAGAACGAACGAACTTGGGTACACGGACCCATCCATCCTAAAATCATTGCTTGGGGATATTGATGAAATCTACCCCGAACTACTTGAGGATTTAGGTTGGGATATGTTTGAAATGGCATCAATTAACGAACAAATTAATCGCATTGAGCGGACTCAAGAAAATACAATCGGTTACACCGCTCCAGTATTAATAGACCCAATGCAAAACTCACCCAAATATGCCGTGGAGCATACTGATGAGGGTTCAAGACTGGTTCCATCTCAATCAGTGGATGATAGGAAAGTTGCCGCTAACGGAAGTACAAGCATTGGCGCTCAGGGGACTAGAAATGCAGTAGTTCAATACACTCTGGTTTTTGATAACGCTGACCAGCAAGGTCATTGGTATGCATTTGTTAAATGGCTAAGAAGTGATCCTTCCACCGATGGAGACACAATTGCAGAAAAACTTATTAACTTTTTAGATGCTCACGCAGATTATCGCTAAGGAAAATAATGACCAGACAAAGAATGTTTTTAGATATCAATTGTGTTGAGGCTGCTCGCGAAAGAATCCGACATGTCTACGACACTTTTGACACGGTATGTGTTCAATTCTCAGGGGGTAAAGACTCAACAGCAGTTTTGTATCTTGCGAAAGAAATTCATGAAGAACGAGGGTTGGGTCCAGTAAAAGTAATCTTCAGAGACGAAGAAATGGTTTCGCCTTTGACTATTAAATATATTGAAGAAGTACGCAATTACGACTGGGTTGACATGGAATGGTATTGCATGCCAATGGGTCAAGAAGTCTGGGTTCTAGGTAGGCGAGAGTTTTGTTTACTTTGGTCCGCCAAGCGAGAACGAGAAGGTCGTCTCTACCGCGATATTCCGCCGTGGGCAATTACTGCTGAACATTTCGGACTTACACGAGATCAAATTCTTCCAGAGTCAATTGACTATTACACAATGCAAGGAAAGTCGGGAAGTGTTGCTTTCTTGACTGGTGTACGAGCCAACGAGTCAATGGTCAGATATAGAGCATGTGTTCAGAAATTAAATGAAAATTACATCAATATCCCATTCAAAATGAAAAAGTCAATTCCTTTGCGATTTGCCAAGGTTATTTATGACTGGACAGCAAGCGATGTGTTTAAATTTATTTCAGAGGAACACAATGCCTCATACTGCGAATATTACGACCACGCTGCTCTGTCTGGCTCAAATAGCCGTATTGGTATTCCATTGCACTCAGTTGCCATCCGACGCATTAAGGATGTAGTTAGAACTGAACCAGAATTTTACGACAGACTAGTGGAGTGTTTTCCACACATTGATGCACAGCGCCGTTTGTGGTCACAGTTTGACCTTGAACTCATGATCCAAATGTATGCCCTCAGAGGTTGGAAAGGCGTGCAATTGTGCATTGATGACAATATAATTACACCAGGGCTGAAACAGCGGGCAATGGCATTTGCTTCAGAATTTAGAAAGAAGCATCGCAAAGACCCTTATTCATACCCAGTCCACTGGTTGATTAGAAATCTATTAATTAATGAATTCAATATCAGTTCAGTAAACCCTATTGGACCAAAAACACGAGCACATACTATGCGTCTGGCAGAGGCTCAAGAGTTAGCCGAATTAGACGCACTTGATTATCAAGACGATTCACGGTAGGAGAAATTATGGGAATTTTTGGAAAAGGCAAATCTGGAATGCTAGGCAATGGACAAATGGAGTGGGTTGATGGCTCTACATTGAATCTGGCTTCGTGGCGTACAACATATATCTTGAAGCCTGACTTACAGGTACTAGCAAGGTCTATGGAGGATTATGGGTGGCTTCAGCCACTAATTGTTCAGAAGTCAAAAAATGTAATTATTGACGGTTCGTATAGGTGGCAAATTAGTAAAAGTTTACATAAACTATCAAAAATTACAGAGGATACTGTACCTGTTATTTATGTTGACTGTGATGATATTGAGGCTATGATTCTTCATGCCCGACTTAATCGTTCTCGTGGCGAGGTGGTCGCAAAGAAGTTGTCGCGGATTATTCAGCAGGTTCTTCGGTCACGCAAATATAGCGAGGCAGACATCAAACGAATGTTTGTCATGCATATGGATGAAATTGACCTAATGGTTGACGGCACAATGCTGAAAGATAAAAATATTGCAGAACATAAATACTCTTCAGCATGGGTTCCGATTGAGGCACCATCATCAGCCAAAGACGATGCTCTTGTTATTGAGCGCCCACCGAACGCCGACGGATAATCAATAACAGGTTATTATATTGTGCTAAAATCTTTTAGAGATTAGGAGAAGATATGCCTATACCCGGTGGTACACCAGATGTTGAACCTGACGAGCGTGAAGGTCGTCGCCCTGCGTGGTGGCGACGCGCTCTTGCATTCCTTCTCCGAGGCATGAATAAGCGCCTTGGCGGTGCTGGCAACCCACAGGGCGCTGGACGAGATTTGCTTCCAGATAGGCTTCGCCGTAACGGGTAATCATAAATGGCGTGCTAGGATTTCCCTGAATCACAAATAAGGGAAATACATGGCTCATACTAGCAAAATGATTAAAATAGGATTTGCTTCAACTGATTGGTCTCAGTCAATGCTTGACCAATCTGGACATCCAGTACCTGGTGGTGCTAATTGGGTCCGCATACAACAAAATCGCAAACATCTCAAATACCATTCTGTTACTGGTCTTTTGGTTTATCACCCACAAAAGGGATTTGGTATTGGCGACTGGGGTTCAAATAGTCACTATGACTGCGATATTATTGTCTTACAGCGGTTAATGTTTAGTAATCTTGCTGAAAAACTTGCAGAAAACCCAAACAAAAATCAAGTATTTATTAATGATATTGATGATTGGTACTGGGAACTCCACAAAGATAATCAAGCATATAAACTAACGCACCCAGATTTTAACAAAACAGAAAACATAGATTTCTATAAACAGATCATTCAACTTGGGCATGCCGTAACAACTAGTACGCCTTATATTGCTGAGAAACTTAAAAATGAATTTGGCTGTAAAAATGTTCATTTGATTGAGAATTGTATTACGCCATTAGATTTTCGTCAGCGTTTTCATCGTCAGCGCAAAATGAAAGTTGGATGGGTTGGTTCAACTTCGCATCGTTCTGGAGACCTTGAAATTTTGGATGGAGTATTGAATAATCCATTGTGGCGATTGCATCATTCTGGGCATAACTCATCATCAGAATATTTTGCTGACAAAGTTGGCGTTGAACGAAAAAATGTAACCCTAACCCCCATGCATCACCCAAAAGATTATGCTCGTTTGTCTTTTGAATTTGACTGTGGAGTTGCTCCGCTGAATGATGTCCCATTTAATCGTGCAAAATCATGGATTAAAGCACTTGAATACTCAGCATCAAACATCCCCGTAGTTATGTCCGACATGCCTGAATATCGCAGACTTCACGATGAGTACGGGATTGGGTTTCTTGCTTCAAGTAAAGATGACTGGGTTAATTATCTAACTGAAATGACAGATGTGCGTGCTCGCTCTGAAGAGGCAAAAAAGAATAGAAAACTAGTTGAAGCCTTAAATGTAAAAGTTATGGCTAAAAAATGGGATGAGATTTTAGCCTCTTACCTCTAAGCCGAGCATTAAATAGTAAACTTATCCGTAAGGAAGGTGCAGAATGCTTGTCAGTATTGTTGAATTAGAGCGTTACATGGACATCAAACTAAGCAATCGGCAACTTCATGCTGCTGAATATGTCCTTGAAGGTCTCCAAAGTGAATTAGAGGCGTGGCTTCGCCGTCCAATTGAAGTAAATTCATTAACGGAAACATATGTTGTTGAGTCAAATAGTGTTGGCGTTCCAACTTCATCTTTCTTTTACGATGTCAGTCTGGATACGACCGAGCGTCCAATGACATGGTTCCATCCTCCATACACGCTTTATGCACGGAATTCGCCAATTGTTTCCGTTGAGACAATTACCGTCACATCGCCTACTCCGGGTAGCGTTCCTGAAGTTTTGACTGAAGGTACTGATTATGTCGTTAGGCGCTATGGCGTAGATATTTACCGAACATTTGCCAATGATTCTATTGAAATTGAATATACGGCAGGTCTTGCTGGCTCTGAAATTAAAATATTTAGACTATTAATTTTACGAGCAGCGGCTCGCGAAATGCAAAACATGCACGATGATGTTGTTGGTATCAAGGACCTTGAAACCAGAAATACTGCCCCCTTAACTACGGGATTTTCCGAGGAAGAACTTCGTTCCGTTAAGCGATGGAAGCGAGTTCGCGTCTCATGAGTATGAGTGTTGATATTGATATTGATGTTGATATTAAGGAAGCCCTCCTGCGCCTAAATACCATGAAATTGCGTTCAAAGAACTTTACGCCTCTTTTCATGTATGCAAGGAAAATGCTTGAATTAGCAAATGCAGAAAACTTTGCTACTGGCGGTTTACCAGTGGGTGGATGGGCACCGAGGCGTGATGCAGAATCATACACGCACCCCCCACTAGCAGGTCCTACTGGTAAATTGATGCGTTCTTTGACATCTTTGTTTGGTCCTCCTAATGTTATTACTCCAACATTTGCAAATTTTGGTACAAATGTTGAGTATGCAAAGTTTCATCAATATGGGACTACAAAGATGCCAGCACGAAAAATTATCTTTGAACCCCGAGGCTTCAGTGAAGACTTGTCACGAAAAGCCGCTAACTATATTGTTAATGGGACGCTCTAATGACGATGCAGGGACCCCATAAGGCAAAAGAATTTGTCAATTTATATCTAGAATCTGATTTACCAGATAGGCTTATTAAATATCGTAATGCTTGGAACCTTGATGATGAAGAACTTCCTGAGCCGAAAAAGTACCTAGCCTACGAACCTGTAGCAATTGACGCATGGCCTACTTTAATTACCGTGGCAATTTCAATGGATGGCTTGGAGCGAACCGACTATACGCGCCTATATGACCCTAGATTTAGTGTCGCCTACACAATGAGAACATATATTTGGGTAAAAGATGACCAAAGTGATCTTGCAACACTTAAAAGAGACCGATTGATAACAGTTTTACGCTCTGCCATTCTTGATGGTCCATCACTCAATCAGTGTGGGGATTCGGAGGGTTTAGAAGTAATGATTGACGAATCAAGTATTCGTGAAGAATATTCAGAACTTACACTTATCAAGGGAGAGCGAGTTATGGCTGGCGCTTATCTTGGATATACGGTAACAATCGTAGAAACAAGCCGTATTCCAGTTATCGCACCAAGCGCAACGAGCATAGAAACAGAAGTCGTAGATGTTGCTATTCAAGAAACTTTTGACAATATATAACAGTTGTTCCACTAGGATATAGCAATAATCGGTCACAATAGTTACAGGTAAGTTTCACCTGTTCAAAATATAGGCATTAGACCAGGTATACTTCATAAAGTCATGAACTTAGTCCCAAGTTATGGGAGCGGAGGAAGGCACGATGCCCGGAATCGTAGTCAACACATCAGTCCGAACAGGACCGAGTACAATCAACCAATCGCCAACCTCTACTTGGTTTGTTGTTGGAATCACGGAGCGCGGTTCGTCTAGCGGATCGCAACTGGTAACTAGTCTTTCCGACTACGAATCAATCTATGGTGGTTATATTTCAACTGGAGTTGTGCATCAGCAAGTGCAGACCTTCTTTGAAGAAGGTGGAGCACAGGTTTATGTTTCGCGAGTTGTAGGAGCATCAGCAACCGCTGGCGTTCGTGCTTTGCCAGCCTCTACTCCCGCACTCACACTCACTGCTGTTGGCGAAGGCTCATGGTCAAGTAACCTCACGGCAACTATCACTAGTATTGGTAGTGGAAAAACACTTAAGTTGTATTTGAGTGGTGAACTTGTTTATGCTTCTGGAGAAGCGGCAACAGCCGCTGCTCTTGTAAATAAGATCAACAGTAGCGCCACGGCAGCAAAATACATCACGGCAGTCGCCAATGGTGGAGCATTTGTTGATGTAGCAAGCCCATTGGCATTCAGTGCTGGTGATGACAAAGTTGCAACCATCGTGGATGCCAACTGGACAGACGCTATGGCCGATTTTGGATACGATCTTGGTGCTGGCGCTCTTTCAATGCCAGGTTTTGTGACTAGTGCAAATATTGGATCGGTTCATTTGTTAATGCTCACCCATTGCTATGAAAATCACCGCATGGCAATTTTGTCAACACCTTCTAACTACACTTCAACCCAAGCGGCAACGCATGCCACAAGCACACTTTCTGCCTCTGCTTACGCAGAATATGGTGGCCTGTTCTGGCCATGGGTCAAGGCAACTCGTGACGATGACACCGCTATTGTCATTTCGCCAGAAGGTTTCGTAGCCGCCAAGCGTTCAATTGCCCACAACCGTACTGGTTCTTGGGCGGCTTACGCTGGTGTTATTTCGGAATCGCGCTGGTTGACTGGATTGAACGATACGGTAACCAAGACGATTAGCAACACCTTGGATGAGTCGCGAGTTAACACTTTGCGCATCATTGGTGGTCGTGTTCGCGTCTATGGCGCTCGCTCGGTATCCAATGATGAAGATAACTATCGCTTCTTGAACGCTCGCGAAATGCTCAACTTTATTGTTGTTCAATCAGAGTCAGTTCTGGAAGACTTGATTTTCTCACCAATTGATGGTCGTTCTGCCTTGTTTACTCGTGTCAAGGGTCGCCTTGTCGCCATGTTGGAACCCATCCGTATTGCTGGTGGGTTGTATGAGGCATTTGATGGTACTGGTCGTCGCATTGACTACGGTTACTCTGTTGTTGTTAGCGATGCCATTAACCCGCTTTCGCAATTGGCTGGCGGTTTAGTCAAGGCTAAGGTCGGAGTCCGTATTTCTAGCATTGGTGACCAGATTCAGGTTGATGTCACTAAGTCAAATCTCACAGCATCAGTAGTCTGATAAGGAGCAAGGAACAACTATGAGCAAAATCGCGCAGAGGCAAATTGTTGCATCAATTAGCCCATCATCGTCAGGAAATATTGAGACACCTCCTTCCCCTGGCGCAGATGGTGACCTTGTTTATTACGCACAGGTAACTGGTGGTGAAATTACCGCTTCAGTTGAAAAAGTTTACATCGGTGGAAAGTTGTTCCCCGAAGTGCTTTGTGCTCCTGCGGAAATTGGTGACATCACGGTAACTCGCCACTATGACTCAGACATTGACGGATCTTTCCTTGGTGGGATTCGTCAGATGGTTGGTCGTGCTTATTACGACATTCAGATTGACGAATTGAACTGCAATGTTGCCATCCCAGAACTTCAGCGAACCTACTCCAAGGCGTTGCTGGTCGGCTTGACCGAGCCTGATGGTGATGCCGCTTCTGGTGCTCCGTCTACTTATTCTTTGACCTTCAGCATTCAGAGTGTGATTAGCGCAACCACTACAGGTTAAATAAAAATTCAATAATTGTTTTGACTGAAGGAGTACCACTAGGTGCTCCTTCTTTCATGCTAGGGTTCAAAACATGAGCAACGATATTTTCACCATTTCAGAAGATAACACCCCTAAAAAGCAAGTCGTCAAGGATGTTAAGCCTCCTAGCGTTTTGGAACAACTAAAAGAAGTAATTACCAAAAAGGTTGAACGGGATTCAGTATTTATTGAAGTCCCAGAACGCCCCGGTGTAACTGTTCAGGTTTCGCCAAACATTACACAGCACCAACTTCGTTCATGGCGTAAAAACGCTGGTGAAGATACCAAAAATGGTATGGATGCAACTCGCTTTGCCGCTTTTGTGGTTGGTCATACCTGCACGGGAATCTTCATTAATGGAGAGCAAGTAGTCAATGAGGATGGTGTTGGTCTTACTTTTGCCTCGGAAGCCATTCTCCAGATGACTAGCACGACTCGTCCAGTTCCAGATTGTGTCCGTGCCTTCTTCGGCATTGACCCCCATGTTGAAGGGGCGGCTCTAGCAATCCTAGAGGCGGCGGGGTATTCAGACACCGTTGAGACGGTGGACCCTACGAAGATGTCCTAGACTTTCTAGTCTCGGACGGGCGGATTGTTGCAGCCGCTAGACTTGGCGAACTATGGGGGACTGACCCTATACAATTACTTAACTGTTCTGATGAAGAATGGGTTATTAGGTATGCATGTGCTAAAGTTATTGAGGCTGATAGGGCTGAACAAGAGCGTAAAATGAATAAGAACAAATAGTTTTACAGCCTTCAAACTTTAGTTGAGGTACCAATGGCTCGCGAGCAAGTCACTATAAAAATTGATACCGATGCTAATACAGGCGGCATTGACAAGGTAGAACGCAAACTCCTAGCACTTGCTGCCAAGGCAAAACTCGTTAACGCTCAATTACAGAATGCTGGCATCAAAACTGGAAAATTTGGAGATGCTTTAAACGATCTTGACGACTCTGCTGTTAAGGCGGGTAAAAGCACTCAAAAATTAGGAAAAGACGCAGATGGTGCTGGGAATGGATTTAAAAAAGCAGGCAAGGCAGGAAAAGGTCTAGCAGGCATTCTAAAGACGACTTACAAATTTGCCATGATTGGCGCGGCAATTGAAACTGCTGGTCTTGCGCTGGCATTATCTTCGGTCAACGGCTTGTTAGCAATTGGTAAATTTGCCGCTAAGTCATACCAAGTTGCATTATCTGCCCTAGCCAAGGGCGCTGCAGTTGCCGCTATCGCCCTAGCAACAGTAGCCGCCGCTCAGCGTCAGTTCGTAGCCGCTCAAGCCACAGGTCGCTATGGTGGGGACTATAAAGCCTCTAGCGCCGCCCTACGGGGAATGACGGGGGATGCTCGTCTTGCTGAGGTTGGCATGAAGGGTCTTACTCAGGCTTTTGCAGCCGCTTCAAAAAACTCAAAAGTCACTGGCGCAACGAGTGGTGCATTGGCTGGATTACTTGACTTCGCTTACGCATCTGGGGATGTTGAAAAAGGTGCAAGTGCGCTAGCAAACATCATTTCCCTTATCCAAAAGGGTGAAGAACTAAGTAGTTCAAAAGTTACTGGCGCTGCCAAAGAAATCGGTCCTGAGTTTGAAAAGACTTACAAGGAGATGATTGCTGGCGGAAAGATGACAAGTGCAGAACTCATTAAGATGTTCTCGTCTGGTGAATTTGCGCAAAAGGCTGGCATCTCTGGTGCTTCTCAAGCAGTCCAAGGATCACTCTTGGGTCAGTTCAAATCCTTTATTACTCAAATGCAGGTCATGTTTGGCGACCTTGGTGCTCAATTTATTCAACCCGTTCAAGTTGCGTTTGAAGAAATCCGACGCATCATGGTTCGGACCTTTACCGCAATTAGTCCTCTCCTTGCCGACTACGCAAAAGGCGGACTTTTAGACAATGTTGTCAAGGGTATAGATACAGTTTCAAGATTCTTAGTTCAGTTGATGCAGGATTATGTTCCTAAGTCTCAAGGTTTCTTTAAAGGCTTTTCATCATTCTGGGATAAGGTAAAATCAGCCTTTGGTTCTTTTACTGCGTATCTGCAAAGATTTAGTGCTGCTAGTAAAATTATTAATAAGTTCCTTGGTGGAATTATCAAGGCGCTTGGTAGTGGTCTTAAGAAGAACTTTGAAACATTTGGAGAAAGTATTGTAAAAAACGAAAGTAGTTTTTTAAAGTTTGGTGACTCTATTGAAAAACTAATTTCCAAGATTTTTGAGTTATTCAGTGCTATTCGTATTGCTTTTATGGAAGCACTTCCAACTCTTACGATTTTTGCAAACATTATCTCAACAATTGTTGGTGGTGTTAGTTCTATGATTAAGGGTCTTTCAGGAAGAGGGTTTGGAGGATCTTTAGGACTTCTTGCCGCCGCTGCTCCAATGTTTTTACTTGGGGACGGAAAGAAGGCAAAAGGTGCTAGAGGATTTATAGGAAAGCATGCAAAGAATATGCTTACTTCCAAACTCGGTATAGGTATTGGTGCTGGAATTGGTGCAAACTACTTAATGGGAGACACTCCTGACATTATTAAAGACTCAGTGAGCGGAACAATTATTGGTGGCGCGGCGGGCTTGCAATTAGCAGGCATGTTACCTAAAGGTATCGGTGGCATGTCTGCTGGTAAAATGGGTGCCGTTGGTGCTATTGGTGTTGGTGGGGCAGTACTTACCCAATCAGCCGCTAGTGAAGTATCAGATTATGCCTACAGAAAGACTGGTGGGAATAGGTATCTTGCTACCGCAACTGGCGCTACTACTGGCGCTCTTGGTGGCGCATTGACTGGTGCGGCTATTGGTTCAATTGTCCCAGTATTTGGAACTGCAATCGGCGCTGCAGTCGGTGCGGTTCTTGGTTCTCTTGTTGGTGCATACACTGGATTCATGAAGGATTCCAAGTATAAAAAAGAAGCAAAGCAAGCCGCTCAAAAGTTTGTTACAGCATATTCGGGGATCATAAATACTGCTCTGAGCGAGAATAATGTTGCTACAGCCCGAAAAGCATTTGATCAATTTGGTTCAAACGCTCAGAAAATGGCTGATCTACAGATAAAGAGTGGCACCGCACTTAAAGAAGCAACAAAAAAGTGGAATGAACAAAGAGCATCACTTGAGGGCGGACTCAAGTTGATGGAATCTCGCTTTGCAGACTTGGGTAAAATTAGTGGTTTGACAAGCGAGGAAATTACAAAACTAGCAAACTCCGCAGAGATTTCATTGGGCAATGGACTTCTAAGTCTTCAGGATGTTCTTGCCGCTACTGGTATCGCAACCATGCGTTTTGGCGATGACTTAAAAAATTACCTAACAGATGCATATTCAGAGGCTGTTAGTAACATTAGAAAAACTTTAGAAATTCTTAATGCTCCCAAGGTTGCCAATGAGGTAACTCGGTCCTTCCGTGAAAAAGCATTGGCTGGTACGGTCACAACAGAAGATCAAGCAGCACTTCTTGAAGCATTAGCACAAGAACAACTAATTGCTTCTGGTGGAGACCCACTTAAGGCATTTCAGACTTTATATAACAATATTGGTTTTGAAGGTGCTAAACAATTTACCACAACAGGCTTAAAAGATGGCAAGGCAGTACCTGGTGTCTTGGCTGGTCTTGGTGGCTCATTATTCCAAGGCGAAGGTCAAGCACTCGTGGATGCTTTCTTTGGTACTGGAGGAATGGGTGGTGCAGTTTCTGGTGCCGCTGCCGAAAACCTTGTTTCTGGTCTTGCTGGTGTTGGAATGCAGGCTGGAAGTGTTGAAGATATAACAGCAATGCTGAATAGCGTCCTTTCCGAAAAGGGCATGGGCGCATATATGGAAATAATTAGCAAGATAACTTCTGGCGAATTCCTTGTACCAACAACAACCGCTACGCCTTATGGTGCTATGCCAGGGAGTACTTTAACCGCCGACGAACAGGTAGCATTGGCATTTAAAGATACTGAATTTGCAAATACTCTGACTCTTCAAGCAACGAATGAAGAAAAATTACGAAGCACAATTGAAGGACTTCAACTTGGCATGGTTGAGTGGACCGACTCTGGAGACACATTCACTACTGCGGTAGGAAAGTTTGATACAGCCGCTCAAATGATTATTGACGAACTTGGCGGAGATACAGCAAGCCCACGCCGAAATATGCTCAACACAATGGGTAAGCACTCCGCATTTGATGCTCAGATTGCAGGAAATCGTACAGTGACATCAGGCTTTAGAACTAATGCTCTTGGCTCTATGTCTTCAGATCACGCCGCTGGACGAGCCTATGACCTCGTTGGCCAAAACCTTGGACTATACGGTCAGGCAATCAATAAGGCTGGCGGATTTGCAGAATTCCACGGCAATGGCAGTGCCCGCCATCTTCATGTCGTACCAGGAAATGGTCCTGTTGGCGATACGGCTACTCCGTACATGGGTGCTCCAATCATGGCTCCATCCTCAAGCAGTAACTCTACGGTTAATCTAGTCATCAATGCCACTCCAAATATGGATGTCAATGCTCTGGCTTCAGAAGTTATGTATCAAATTGAGCGCGCTCAGCGTTCAAGGAATGAAAGATACTAAATATGGCAACCAATAGTGACCTACGATCTATTATACCTAGCAATTCTCGTCGTTTTATTTCAACGACTGTTAAGAGGTTTGTTCGTGACAGACTTTCATTAACTGAAACTCTTTATACGAATACAGCAAATGCCGTTCCCGTTACCATGCATGCAACAAGAAGTAATGAAAATCAACCAATGCTTTCATTTACTTTCCCTTTTACTCCACAGCAAATTCAATATGGAAATATTGGACCAGAGTTACAGGAAATTTCTCGTCCTGGTAAAATGCCGATTGTTGCATTCAGTAGATTTAGGTCAAGACAGTTGTCTATCAAGTTTCTAATTGCAGTTCCTAACGATGGCTTATTTACATCAGTTGATAATGATTTGGAATTATTGTTTGACATGGCAAACCTTGCTCGTCCTGTATTTTTTACAAACATGGATAAACAAATTTCTAATCCGATGGGCACGACAGACGCATCTAAAAACATTTTTTGGTCTATCACTGACTTGAATTTTAGTTCTATCCGTAGAAATGAACAGAATCAGATCACTGCTGCTGAAGCAAATATGACATTAGTTGAGAATGTCAACCCAAGTGTTGTTGTTGCTGATTTACCTGCAATTACCTACAACACAACTGTTAATATTCCTAAAAAAGACAACCCAGACCCAGTTCCTGACTTCTTGGATTACACAGTTGTTCGTGACAGTAGTAGTTACGGTGGGGCAATTTCAGGCAATATAGATGCTGGTACCTGATAATGGCGTACTTTGACAACATTGACATAAATTTATTCAGTCTTGGTGACTTGGGTACATTTTCCAATAGGGACATTGTACAAGCACTAACAGAACTAAATATCTCTTTAACTATTTCGGGGTCATCTGAAGTTTCAGTAAGCGTTATTGACCCAGATTTCAGAATGGCTAAGGCTAATTATTTTCAAATTAGGCGAGATGCTTTTTATAAAGGATTGCTTTTTGAAATTGCAGCCGTAGAAACATCAAGAAGTGAAGGCATACATCCAAAGCACCAACTTGATTGTCGTTCAAAGGCTATTCAGTTGATGAAAAGGGACAAGCGACCTGAAGCATTCAACGGCATTTCGGGATATGACCTTGCTCAAAGAATGGCACTGCGATACAACATGAACTTTGTTGGGCAAAAAGATGCCAAAAAACAGGCTACGGTCAAGTCCAATAGCGGTACTACTGACGACTCAGTTTGGAGTGTTTTACAAAGCGCTGCTGGCGAACAGGAATTTGTTTGTTTTGTATCTGACAATACTCTTTTTTATGCTTCGGAAAAATGGCTTCTTGGCAAATGGGGAGACCCTAAGTTTGCTTATGGCGATATAAAGTTTATTCCTTTTATCTGGCCAGAACCAACAGTTGATTTTCTTCCAGAAGCAATAGATAAATATGTCCTTCTAGACATGCCTACAGTGCGTCGCTCAGATGATGATGTTCGCGCTGCCTCTGGCTCAATGACCGTAGATAGGGCAAACGGCGTTTTACTCAGGCCTGGTATGACTATTTTTCTTGGTGGGATGCATGGGTTTGATGGCTTTTATTTAATTAGTGATGTTCAGTTTAGTGAGGGTACTTTTCAGCCTGTCCAAGTTCAGTTCCGCACACCAGTTGACCCAAATAAAGAAAATATCTCTACTGACGGTACAAAAAAAGAGACTACAAACTCGGGCGGGAATGGTGACGAAAACGGAATTGGCGGTCCAGATACTGATGAAGAAAACAAATTTGCTACTGATTTTTCAAAACTTAATGCTACCGACTCTAAGAAGTATGTAACAGACTTTTTGGCAAATTATAGGTACGGAGGCTCTAATGCAAATCTCATTCAAGATGCAGTTATGAAAGCCGCTAAATACTTAGTTGAAGGTGGCGACCCCGCCAATGCTGAGTCACTTATTAAAACTTTTTCTACAAAACTTTCAGCCGCGGATAAGACTTTGGCTGAGAATATTTTATGGGGATTCATGTTTAGTATTCCCCTGAGAACATACGCAGTTGCTGGAGGGCTTTCTGCTGATGCATTTGCCAAAATTAAAGAAGGGTATATTTCTACCACTACTTCTGGTGTAACAACTATAACTCCAGCAAAAGGTCCAACTGATTCATCTGGTGCAAGTGGCGGCACTAATTTGCTTGGTCCTAAACAGATTTATCCATCGGCGGTTAACACTTTAATTGATAGTTACATAGATGGACAGTGGATTCAGGCTGCTGGAATAACTAAGGAATCTTTGAAAGCCAAGGCAAAA